TTGTAATTCTTGTATTAATAATTTAAACGCATAAGGAACACGTAATAAACTAAATGAACGTCCAAATTTCGTATAATTTTTAACATTTATTGTTCCATCTGGATTTGTATGAAATTGTATTGGTCCATCAGCATAAGGACTTATAAACAAATTTTTCTCTTCATTATAAATGGAAATCGCCCCCGTTTTATTACAAACCGCCATAAAATATTCGTCAGCACGAACCATAAAAGACTCATTTAAAAAATAAGACATTCCATGTGCGGCAACACCATCTCTCTCCATTTCTCCAATACGTAAACCACCATCATTTGCTCTACCTTGAACGGGTTGTCTTGTAAGTTGTTGATTTGGACCGCGAGCACGATAATTTATTTTATCTTTTACCATGTGTTTTAATCTCATATAATATGTAGGTCCCATATAAATATCGCTCTGTATTTGTTCTCCAGTCATTCCATTATATAATACGTGATTTCCCGAATGATGAAACCCAGCTTTCGTCAACATTGGTCCATATGTACTATAATTTGCTCCTTTTACTTGAAACGCAGTGCAATCACCAAATGCTCCATAACTAACACACGCAATTCCAAATAAGCTCTCAACAATTTGACCGATTGTCATTCTGGACGGTATTGCATGCGGATTTATAATTAAATCAGGACGTAATCCATCTTCTAAAAATGGCATATTCGCTTCTGGAATAATAAGACCAATTGTTCCTTTTTGTCCGGCACGCGAAGCCATTTTGTCACCAATTGCTGGAATTCTTTCTTCACGCAGTCTTACCTTAGCAATATTAAATCCTTCTTCGCCTAAAGTAATAAAAGACTTATCTACATATCCAAGTTGTCCTTTTTTAGGTTTAATCGAATCGTCAATCCATGTATTTTTATCTGTTAAATTCGCATTTACTTTACCGATAAGTATCATTTTATCATTTAGTTCAGTATTTTCTTTAATAAGCCCGTAATCGTCTAAAAAACTATAATCATATCCTTTCTTTTTACCGATGACATTATTTTTTTCAATATTTACAAATTTGGAATTTTTCATTCCTGAAACTTTGGAACTTTCTTCACGCGCTTCATACATTGAATAATATGTTGTTCTAAATAATCCGCGTAATATTGACCCTTCATTTATTAAAATAGCGTCTTCTACATTATAACCAGTATAACACATAATAGCAACAATAGCATTTACTCCATAAGGTTGTTCTTCTCTATTAATATAATCTAAATATCTGGATTTCACAAGTGGAATTTGTCCATAATTTAATACAACACCCATTTTATCAATACGCATTTGAAAATTAGAATGGTAAACAGACACAGCTTGTTTACTTTGACCACATGAAAAAGAGTTTCTTACAACAGGATTATTTTCTGGATAAATAATAAGATTTCCCATAACTCCCAAAATTAATGACGGGTCAATTTCCATATGCGTATAAAAATTGCTTTTCTTCAAATCATTTTCCGTTGTAGCAATAAGGGATGTTTCTTCTTCTGATGTATCAATATATTCGACAATACTTTGGGAAGATTTTAATTTATTCAAAGCAATATCACGCTCTTGACTTATATCTGGATATAATTCATATACATCATAAATTTTATTATTTTTAGTATGAAAATTACTGTCACTTTTTGGTAAAAATCCAGAAACAATATTTTCCCATGAAATTGTATTCCATTTTGAATGTTCTTTGAGAGAATTTACAATATTAGAATTTTCATAACTGATTTTTCCATTTTCAATAAAATAAATAGGTCGACAAAGGCGACCTGAATCCGTATAAATATATATTTCATTTCTCTCAATATCAAATGACAAACTTGTATAAATTGGTAAAATTCCATTTCTTCTGTATAATTTCAACAAATTTATTGTGCCAAATGGGTCATCTATTACACCAACCCATGAACCATTAACAAATACTTTGGTGCTATTTGAAATTTGTTCGGGTAAACATTCCATTAGTAATTTTAACGCGGCAGTTGTTCGCATCCATTTAATAATAGGATGACAAGATGAACCACTCGTTATATAAGCCGAAATAGACATATGTTTATGTAATCCAATATTACCACCATCTGGCGTATCAATCGGGTCAATTAATCCCCATTGTGACGAATTTAGTAAGCGTGGTCCGACAACTTTAGCACTAGAATCCAAAGGTAAATTAATTTTACGTAAGTGTGAAATAAAAGTATACCAACTAAGGCGGTTTAAATCTTGAACCACGCCTAAACGTTTGGTATGAGCTTCTGCACCCCAATTTCCTTTAAATGCTTTTTTAAATCCTTGTTCTACTATTCTCTCTTTAAAGAAAGACTTTACATTCGATTCAATAAGTCCAATAAAATTATCTTTATACTTATTTTGTTCAGTTTGTATTTTTTCTTTTACTTGCGATTTTTTTCTTTTTACAACTTGTGTATCTTCTTGATATGACCCTTTATGGTAATAATATTCTTCGTCAATTTTTCTGGCAATATTTTTCTTTTGTATCAAATAATATTCTCTAAATAAATCATAAATAAGTGTTCCAGATAATTCAACGCGTTTAAATCTGAAATTATCACGGTCAGTAGGTTTATCTTCTTTTGTAAAAACTTTTAATAAACGATATACCATATAACCCACAAAATAACCCTTGTCTAGAAAATTTAATTCACCTAAATGTGGCAAAAAATAATCCGATAAAATTTCCAATACATTTGAAATTGTTCCTCTTTTTGTTAATTCAGCCATAAATTCAAGTGCGTTTTGTTGCGTAAAAAAATAACTGGCATCATGAACAGATGGTATAAATAAGTCAATCATTGATTTGTTTTTTTCTAAGTCAAGTAAACAAGTTGTTATAATATCTTTATCTGATATAATACCTAATGCTCTCATTAAAATAAAAAGTGGTACTGGTTTCCTTACATTAGGAACAGAAACGACAATTTGGTTATTTGTTAAAGAAGCACTTGGAGCTACAATTTTTACCGAAGTTGTTCTAATTGGTTTTGATGAGTCTTCTGAAACGGAGCGAATTTCTGCCGAAAAACTATATGGTTCGTCGTCTTTAAATTTACGAATATAAAGCATATTATCTGCGAACTTTTCTTGTGGAATAACTACTTTTTCTTTACCATCAATTATAAAATAACCGCCATAATCATTACGACATTCACCAGCATTATATCTAACTTCACGTGTCATTGTATTTAATATACATAATTCGGATTGTAACATGATTGGAAATCTCCCTAAAAATATTTTATTTAACATCATATTATGTGTTTTTCTCTCGCCATTAATGAAATAAATAAAATCAACCTCCACATCATAATGAATGGTTATTCCATATGTCATATTACGTAATCTTGCGTCATTTGGAAACATATAATGTGCGTTATTATCATCATAAATTACAGGCTTACCATAATATATTTTATTACCATCTTTACCTCCTAAATATAATAAACATTCATTGCGATTACCGTCTGTGGTTTCATCATCGTTTTCAATAAAGCGAACAGGATTATTTTCGTAAAAAATGCGCTTTATTCCATTTCTAAAAAAATCATTGAATGATTCTAAATGATGAGCAACGAGACAATTTGGATTATTTGTAAAATACTTATCAATTAATTTCCAAGATATATTTTCTTTCTCCATTTTATATTATATTAATCATATTTTTTTAAAATATTTATTATAAATAATAATTTATTATAAATAATAATTTATATAAATTTATTTTTTTTTGTTTTTTTATTTTTATTATGTTTTGTTGTAGTTTTTTTAATACTTAAGCTTGTTTTATTCCTATTAATAGAAAATTCTGTCCAATCATAACTTGGTCTGTCTTTTAAATAAGGACAAAATTTTTCATATTGTCTATGTTTTTTACAAAACTGGTCTTTGTCAAAGCCAATATTACATGAAGAACCAAATTTTCCAATAAATGACATTTTTTTAGCTAACGTTGTATTACATACTATTCCATCTACCGCACCTCGTGGTGAGTAAGGTTTCGGTCGTGATTCTTGTGACATATATTCTCTTGCGTCTAATTCATAATGAGAACATACAGTTCTAGAGCAAGGATTTTCTTTATTTAAATATACGTCATAATGGTCACCGATTATTTTTTTTGCTATATTTATATCAATTTTACCTTTATGTTTATCCATTAAATCGGATAATCGAACCATACGCGCACCTTGATGACGACGAATATCGTAAAATCCGGAATTGACAACTTCTAAATTTCTTATTCTCTCATCATAAGTGGCATTAAATCCAATAAAAAATCCGTTTTTTGTTCTTTCAATATTGTGATATTTAAGTCCCAATTCAATACGTAATATTTCGTTATGATTAATATCCCCAAATAGCCATGCGTTCGCATAATCACCTGAATTTTCGTGTAAAAGAATTTTACAATAATCGTCAAGGCTTTTACCATATTGCATTGCTTTTCGGATTCTATATCCTATTGGATATTTTTTTTCATAGGGAAAAAACCCGCCAATCGTCGTTTCCGTTCCAATAATTCCGCGTGAAGTTATGAAAAAATCAGTACCACTCCAAATCCAACATGGTGATGTTTGCATTATCATTCGATATCCTTTTTCAGGTTTAATATCTAAAATCACATTTGAAAATTGTCCGTCAATAAAATCCGTAAATGAATTATGAGCGCATACTATTTTACCGTCTGAAGTCCAATCTCCTACTGCCATAAAAGCACTGCAACGGTCATTTGCACCGCCTTCTTTAAATGTATGCGATTCAGAAATAATGGAATACCAATAAGGAATAGAGCAATAAAAATTCCATGCGATTATTTCGTCAATAGTAGTATGACAATTGTTTGCTTTTAATCCTTCAACAATACCTGCCATTTCGTCATATAATTCACGGAAATGTATTTTCGTCATTTCCTTAAAATCGTCAGAAATAGATTTGACAAAAAAATCCCATTCTTTTCCATAAGCTTCCATCATTAAAAATTTCAACATGATTTGAATATCTTTGAATTCTTTGGCACATAAAAAACCATAAGAATACCCTCGTTGTTTAGGTTTTCCATAAATGGAAATATATTTCCAACCATTTTTTTCATATGAAAATCCATTTTTTATTTTAACCATATATAATATCAATAAAAATATATAATATCAATAAAAATATATAATATCAATAAAAATATATAATATCAATAAAATATTATATAAATACATATCAATTATACAAATTTTTACATATTAATCATAAGTAAACCCATCATAACAAAAAGTAAAATAAATGGTAACAATACTAATAGCCATGACACACCAACATGTCCGTCTTTACATATTAAATTTAGAACATATGTCCAGAAAACAATATAGACAAATTTAATAATAAACACTAAAATAGTACTTGGTACACGACACGAAAAATTACCTACATTATAACTGTTAGTATTTCCGATATTTTGAAATATCATCATTACTAATCCCACCATAGAAATGAAAAAATAAAGAAAAGCAGGTGTGCATAACTTTTTCAACGTTAAAGTCATTATATTTTATATATAGAAAATTATAAATAAATTATGTTTTTTTAAATATAAATATGGGCTTATACTATACGTAAATCATTCTTTGTATGTAATTGGTCTTTAAATGGTAAAGGATTTACTGGCGATTTATATCCAGCTAACGCATTATACGCACTACCTACCCCAAACTGAAATTGTCTTCCTAAATTGATTAAATCTTGACCTAAAAAATTTGTAATGGTTCCACCACGTTGTCTTTTTGATTTGTTCCGTCTTTTTCCCCCTAAAAATGGCTTATTTGCTCCTAAATCTATCATTGATGTTTGCGGGTCAACTTTATATTCATTCAAAGGGTAATAATTATGATTTCCTGGTATTCCATCTACACCGGGTAGGTCATTTAATTTTGGCGTGTAAGGTTGTCCGACTAAGCCATTTGGATAAGGACCTCCACCTTTTTGATATTGTGTTTTACAATCACTACATTTACAACCATAACGGTGACGATTTTTAGTTCCACCCACCAATGAACAAGTGTTACAAGACCCACCGCGCATTAAAGGACAAGAACCGCAACATCCGCCTTTCTGTAGTGAAGCATTATTAAAAATGGTAGTTATACCTTTTGATGGTGGACCAGTGTTTGGATATGCATATGAAGAGTTATCACCTCCTTTACCTGTATAAGCTAAAAAAGGATTTATACCAGGTTGAGATGGTTTACCTGTATATGCTAAGTAAACATCCCCATATGAACTTCCACCTCCACTTCTACTTCTACTTTTATAATGTCTTTTAGAACATCCTTTCATTTTATATAATTTTTGTTTTCGATTTCGATGTTTTCTTGTTTTCATTTTCATTTATTTGTATAATATATATTGAGAAAATTATATCAATTCAATAAAATTACATATTACATAATGTCAACGTGTGTTAAGAAATGTCTACGACAGCACATTTTTTTCATATTTAATTCGTCTAAAACTTCGGCTTCTGGTGTTTTTTTATGAAAATCTTTTGTTAAATATATTACTTTATCAATATCATTGTGTTTATTCAAACTATTATTGGCTAATTTTCTTTTACGAACTTCAGCAGTATAATATTTCCATTTATCAGCAATAACCATACCGCAAGTAAAACATTTGATTGGAATAATCATTCTAATATATGTTATATTATAGCAACAATTTTTTATTTCAATTTTTTGTTAAATAATAAATTTAATTATTTTATTTGCTTATTTTATAATGGGAAAATCGCGTAAAACAAGCATTGTCAAAAGTTTAAACAAAACTTTACCGAAAATTGACAAAGGACTTAAAAAAGTTGGAAGCACTGCTACAAAAGTAGCATCGGCATCTATTCCAGTAATAGAAAAGGGGGTGTCTGCTGTATATGGAACAATGGCTACTGGATTAGATTTAGGCGTAAAAACTGTGTCAAAATTATCTAAAAGTAGGCGTTCAAAATCATCAAGCAGACGTTCAAAATTAGGTGGAAGTCGTCATCGCCGTCGTCATCGCACACATAGACATAAATATTAAATATTTTATTATAATATTACAATGTGTCGTAGTTTATTTTGGTAATTAATAATATATAAAATAAATATATTATATAAAATAAATATATTATATAAAATAAATATATAATTTAAATATTTTAAATTTTTACACCTTTCGTGGTTTTCACTTTTTTTTGTTTTACATTTGTCTTATGAAGTTCATTATGGCATTTTTCACATAATGTCATTAGATTTGCCAAATGATTTTTATGAAAAATTCCATAATTATTTATAATTCCTAAAACAATATAAAGACATATTATTAAATAAATAAATAAATAAATAAATAAATAAATAAATAAATAAATAAATAAATAAATAAATAAATAAATAAATAAATAAATAAATAAATAAATAAATAAATAAATAATGAATTTAGAATTGAAAAAAATTCGATATGAAAAACATACAATTTCAGGATGAAAATCTTAGTCCCGTTATATTATTGGTTGGAAAACGAGGAAGCGGTAAATCAATTGTAATACGTGAGATTTTGGAAAACTTAAAAGACATTCCTGTAAAAGCTGTAGTATCTTGTGAAGGAAATAGTTTTTACAAAAAATTCTTACCGTCAACCTTAATATATGAAAAATACGAACAAAATATTGTTGAAAATATATTACAGCATCAAGAAAATGATAATACGTTATTAGATTCAAGAAAAATCGTTGTGTTTGATGATTGTTTATTTGGTTCTACAACACTTGAAAACAATAATATATTAGGGCAATTAATTATGAATTGTCGTCATTATAATATTATACCAATAATCGCAATACAATTTCCATTATATATTGACCCAATAGTAAAACGCAATATAGACTACGTTTTTATTTTTAGGGAAGACTATGATGGAAATAAGAAAAGGATTTATGAAAATTATGATGGTATATTTCCATCATTTAACTCCTTCTGTAAAGTTATGAACCAATGCACTAAAAATTATGAGTGTTTAGTAATTGATAATAACTTAAATTTACACCCTTGAATATTTAAAATGGGACAAAAACAACTTAAAGACAATTTACATTACTTAATTAGCAATGAATAGTAAGAAGTCTGTAATGAATTGCTCCAGTAAGGGAAAGTCTTCTGTCTTATAAAAAGGCAAGTGAGTGAGGATTTTCATTTCAACCTTACCTAAAACTTCAGGAATTTTAGAAGAAATTCCATAACCAAAATTTACACATTCCTGCGATGGATAAACCTTTTGGATTTGGTGTGAAAGTGTCATTTTAAATCTTCAAGGGTGTAAACAAATTACAAGAACAAGTTTTTTGGTATAAAGTGGAAGAAAATGTTGTAAATAATGATGTATAAATTGTATATAACCTAAATATTTGTAATTTTAACTCCCTTTGTTTCGTAATGTATTTCTAATTCCTTTCATAGTTTTTGTTATTTTTCGTTTTATACTTCTTTCTTTTTTAAAGGTGCGTTTTCTTAT